CGACCAGACACGGGACTTGCTGGCTCGTCTTGAGCAGCGCGAGACGATCCGCGCCGGCGACAAGACGACCGCCCGCAAGAGACTGGCGCGCCGCCTTGGCGCATTGCCCGGCACTCTGGAGAACTTCGCCCGCAACCGCATCAAGCGCGTTGACGGCTATTTGCGCGCCCGGATCGAGGCGCTGCTTGTTCTGGAAATCCAGCAGGAAATCGCGACGCTCACGCATGAACTGGACACGCTTCGCCAAACTGGCCGCTGCCCTTCTGGCGCTGAAATGGCGGCGATTGAGGCTGCGCTTTCGACGGCGCGGCAACTGATGAAAGGACGCTGACATGAGCATGACCAAGGTTCACGCGCGCCGGGCGCGGCTTGGCTTTCCACCGCCTGTCGCGTTCGTGCCGCGCGAGCGGGTCATGCTCGCAGCGGCTGCCGACAAGGTTGCCGCCATCGCGGCGGTCGAGGGCTGGCAAGTTGCGATAGAGCTGTATCGCATGATGCTGATAAGGCCCCTGCCCAAGCAGGCGTCGCCGGAGACGAAGGAGAGCGCTCGAAAAGCGCGAGAAGCCGCCAAGGCCGCCAGAGATGCAGACCACGCCATCAGGGAGGCGGTTTGCGCCGCGATTAAGCGTCAGGTGGCGCTTGATTACGACGTGACTGTCATCGACCTGGAAAGTGAGCGCAAGACCGCCAAGCTGGCGATGGCGCGTCGTGAAGCCATGGTGCGCTGCGTTCAGGCGACGAAATGGAGCTTCTCGCGCATCGGGCGAGCCTTCAACCGCGACCACACCACGGTGCTCTACGCCGTCTGCGCCTACGCCGCCGAACACGGCGTCACCGTTGGCGACTGGACGCCAGAGCGCGCCCACGAAGCCATCGCCCGCAAGCGCCGCGACGCAGCCGCAACGGAAGCGAAAAGGCGCAGGGATGACGGTGCGCCGCGCCCTTTCCCCTGACGCTACCGGCAAGCCCGTCAAGCACCGCGACGGCAAGACCGGCACCATCCGCCAAGCCTATCCAGAAGGCGCGTCCATAGGCCCGCGCTTTCTTGTCGAGTGGCAGGATGATGACGGCGTGCGCCATTGGTCGGTGTGGCTCCAGGATGATTGCGAGGTAGGGACGTGAGCCGCGAAGTGATCGAAGCTGTTATCGCTGAATTTACCAGAGCTGGCTGCTCGGCGCGGCATGAGCACGGGCGCGTGCATGGCCGCGTCTGGTTCTCGCGCCCCGCTTTTGATGGCCAGCGGTTCTATGTGGTGCCGACCAGCTCAAGCGACTGGCGCGCGACACTGAACGCCCGATCTGACGTGCGCCGGATGCCGCGCGACCTTGGCGTGATCCGCGATGACGACGTGACCGCACCGGAAAGCGCGGCGCTGATCCTTGTGGCTGGCAGGCCCGTCTGCACATCGCTTGATATCGGACGGCATTTCTCGCGCCAGCACAAGGACGTTCTGCGCGCCATCGACAAGGTGCGCGCTGAATGCGGCGGCGAATTTGATCAGCGTAATTTTGCGCCGATCTCCTACGCCGACAACGGCCGGACCTATCGCGCCTATCAGATGACGCGGGACGGATTTTCGCTTGTCGTCATGGGCTTCACCGGGGAAGCGGCGACGCGCTGGAAAGTCCGCTACATCGAAGCGTTCAACGCGATGGAGGCCGAACTTGCGGCGATGCTCCCCGCCATCCCCGCGCCGGACATCAGCGCATTGCGCGGCGATCTCGACGCGCTGACGGACATCGTTCTTTCGCTTCCCTCGCCGCGTCGCAACCGCGTTCCTTGGCATATCCAGGCGGCGGCCATGAAGGCCCGCCGTGAGCAGCGGAGGGCGCGCGCGTGAGCCTTGCCGCCGTGTCAGCCGTTATCAGTTCCATGAAGGACAAGGGCATTCCCGCGTCCGACATTCTCGACGTTGTGCAGGCCATGCTTGACGCCAGCGCTGGCGAGATTGCGCCAGCGCGTTCGTCGGCGGCCGAGCGGCAGGCCCGGTATCGTGAGCGGAAGGCCGAAAGCGTAACACGTGACGTAACACCCCCCTCCCTGAAAGACCTAGAGCCTTATTCTCCTAGGGTAGAGGTTAATCCAAACCCACCCCCCTCCAAAAACCCCCCTAAAGGGGGTCAAAAAGGTTCCCGCCTCCCTTCCGACTGGCAGCCATCGGATGCCGACCGGGATGCCGCGACGGCGGAAGGTGTCCCGGATCGGGAGATCGACCGGGAAGCGTCGAAGTTTCGCGACTTCTGGTCAGCCAAGGCCGGCAAGGACGGCGTTAAGCGCGATTGGCCCGCCGTGTGGCGAAACTGGGTGCGGCGAGCCTGCGAATTGCGCGGATGGGCTCCGCTGGCGCCATCGAACGAACCCCGCGCCGGCCCGACATCCGTTCACATCAACCCGGTTGACGACCCCGATCCGTGGCAGGCTTGGGCGAAGCACAAGGGCAAGCAACTCCCAATCGACCGCAACGGCGGCTGGCATGTGCCCACGAAATACCCACCGGAGTAGAGAGCATGATCGACGGCGGAAGCAAGATGAAGATTGATCTTGTTACAATTCAGCGCTGGAAAGACGCTTGGATGGTGACATACAGAGATCATTATTACGAAAAGGATATGGTATACATATCTCCGTATCTGTGGGTGGCGTTTGATGTTGCGAAAGACGTTCTGACCCACGACCCGGACGAAGAAGCCAAGCGAAAGCCAGAGGTGAAGTCATGAACCGCCGAACGCTGATCATCGCCGCTATTCTCGCGCCGCTCACGGCAAGGGCGCACACCGCCAAGTCAGGCGCGGCCTATCTGCCGGAGTGCTGCAATCACCGCGATTGCGCCGAAGTGCCGGACGCCAACGTGCATGAGCTTGGCGGCGGCCATGTCGCCATGCGGATCGCCCCAGGCTCTCACCCGCTCTGGCCTGCCGACAAGGCGGCGAGCCTCTACATCGAGTTCGCCCCGCACCATCGCCGCGACCCTATCGACGGCTCATGGCACGCCTGCTTCAACCCCGAGTTCAACCCGCTTTGCTACCACCCGCCCAACAGGGGGATGTGAGATTTGTTCTACCGCGTCTGCGTCATCCGAAACGGCAAGAAGGATTACATCATGGCGAAGCGCAGAACCAACGTCAGGCGCTATCCAGGAGGCTCTATCGTTGATAGTCAACGCGGAGAGACGCCAGAGCAGGCGCGCGCCGTGGTTCTCATGCAGCCACACCGGAAGGGGAACGCCGACCCTCGCGCCGGATTTGTGTATGGACGAATGCGGCTAGTGGGCATGATTGATCAGCGCCAGTTCGAGGCAGCCGAAATCTTCACCCGCCGCGCTGTCCCCTACATGCAGATCGTCACCAGCTCCTTGCCGCACTTTCCCAGCTTGGCCGCTGAAATGGTGTCGCGCGGCATGGATTGCGCGCCAGAGGTGACGCCAGAGCGCATCGCGGCCATTCGGTCGGACTACGCTGAAATCCAGGACGCCTTGTCTGATGGCGGCATGCACGCATCAGGCAACGCCATCCTTTCCCGCGTGTGCCTGATGGACAAGGAACCCGTTGGACACGAGGAAGTCGGCGCTTTGCGCTGCGCGCTCAATCTGATTGCTAACAGGCTCCGGCTTTAGGAACTTGACGGTGGATCGCAAATCATGCACCGCTGATGTGGACTGTGAGAGACCTGCGCCTAGGTCCGCACCCCTAATTATATACGTGACAAAGCACATGAACCGCATAGGCTGCCAATGCTGTCGCTGCAAAACGCGCTTGAGGCTGCGTGCGTAGCAGTTAGCGCATATCTCATGACTTGGTTCGGTAAGCTCAGGGGTCGCTTTCAAGACATAAGTGAACGCGCCACTTTCCCGACGATGAAGTTCATATTTCTGCTTCTCACCCTCCCAGCTTTCAAGATCAGCAATCTTTTTTTTGAGATCGCCTACAGTGTTCAGAAGCGCCGAATGCTCCGCTTGGGCGCTCATTGCGCTACTTTGGGCGGCGAGAATTATGGTATTCAGTTCGATGACCTTCGCTTGGATAAGTTGACCATCGCGCAACGTCACTGCCGCCTTGATGAGATCGCCAACAATCTTGGCCGACGCAGCTAGGCCGCAGCCTCCCCACACAAAGAGGCCATATGTCAGCCGTTGACGACCTCAAGCGCGACGCGCGGCATTCCATTCTGCAAACGAGCGTCGTGCAGTCTGTCGCGCACGAAATCATTGAGGTTGCGGCCAAGGTGATCGTTGATCGGCCGGTTGCTGTCACCGTCAACGCTGCCGCTCAAGAGCTTGGCTACGACGCTCAAGAGCTATGGCACGTTCTGATCATTGATGCCGCGCAAGAAGAACATCTGCTTTTGCCCGGCTCCGATCCCGACGACCAAGAGGCGAATAGCATCATCGCAGCAGCGGCCATGCGCATTTACGAAACCATGGGCTTTGAGAGGGGCGCGGTTGAAGCCGCCACGCGGAAGGCTTTGCTGATGGTCGCGCAGCCTGTCCTGTTGGCCTCGATTGAGCAACAGACACGCAATGACTGACACGCCGTCCACCCTCACAGACAAGGAAGCGGAGTTCATCCGCATCATTGCAGAAGGTGGAACAGTCAGACAGGCCGCGCAGGAACTCGACGTTTCGCCAGCGCTGTTGATGAAATGGCTTGCGGAGCCCGCGAACGAAACTCTCCGTGAACACTACGCCCGCGCGCGCGAAATGCAGGGCGATGACTATGCGGATCGCGTGGTCGAGACGGCTCTTGATCCTGCGATTGATCCTTCCGAGAAGCGCGTCCGGATTGACGCCTTCAAATGGGCCGCTGGAAAGCGCAAGCCCAAGGTCTATGGCGAGCGCATGCAGCTAGAGCAAACGTTGCGCATCAAGCCAGCCGAGCAAATGGGTGACGATGAGCTTGCAGCTATCGCCAGCGGAGGCGGCGCGGGAGCTTTTGCGGCGACGCGCAATCCGGGGGAGCCTGACTGAATGGGCCAGGTTGTGCGGCCATGAGCCGGCCGCGCATCATGCCTACATCATCGAACGCCTTGAAGCGGTATCGCGCGGCGAGATAGACCGGCTGGCGCTGTTCCTGCCGCCCGGTTCGGCCAAGAGCACGTATGCGAGCGTCCTGTTCCCGCCGTGGTTTCTGGCGCGTGACCCGTCCAAGTCGATCATCGCGGCCTCGCACACATTGGAGCTTGCCGAGCGGTGGGGCCGAAAGGTCCGCAACCTTGTCGCGGAACATGGCCCGATCCTTGGCTATGGCGTTTCGGATGACAACAAGGCGGCCGGGCGTTGGGAAACCAGCGCGAGCGGGGAATACTACGCTGCCGGCGTCGGCGGCTCGATCACCGGCCGACGCGCCGATCTGGCCTTGATCGACGATCCGATCCGCTCACGCGAGGATGCTGACAGCGCCCTTGTTCGCGACAAGCAATGGGAATGGTGGAAATTCGACCTGCGCACGCGCCTCAAGCCCGGCGCTGGCGTCGTGCTCATTCAAACCCGCTGGCATGAGGATGACCTTGCCGGCCGCATCCTGAAAGAGGAAGGCGACCGTTGGGAAGTGGTGTCGCTGCCTATGGAGGCGATGCCAAGCGACTTGCTTGGCCGCCCCGAAGGCGCGCCGCTATGGCCCGAATGGTATTCGCAGGACATGCGCGACGAAGCCAAGCGCGACGCCCGCCTGTGGTCGGCGCTCTATCAGCAGCAGCCCGTTCCTGACACTGGCGATTTCTTCAAGGCCGAATGGTTCGTCGAAGCCGCGACGCCGCCACGCGAGCGCATGAGGGTTTACGGCGCGTCCGACTACGCGGTGACGAGCGACGGCGGCGACTACACGGTTCACGTCGTGGTCGGCCTCGATCCGGCCGGCAAGCTGCACGTGCTCGATATCTGGCGCAAGCAGGCCGCATCCGACGAATGGGTTGAGGCGTTCTGTGATCTGGTCCTGAAATGGCGTCCCCTAGGATGGGCCGAGGAACAAGGCCAGATCAGGTCAGGCGTTGGCCCTTGGCTTGAGCGCCGCATGCGCGAGCGCCGGGCCTTTGTGCATCGTGAGCAGTTTCCGACGCGCGGCGACAAGGCCACGCGGGCGCAATCCATTCGCGGCGTCATGTCGCTTGATGGCTTGCACATCAGGGCGGACGCGCCGTGGCGCGCTTCGCTGATTTCCGAATGCCTGCGCTTTCCCGCTGGCGTGAATGACGACCAGGTGGACGCGCTTGGCCTCGCTGGTCAGTTGATCGCCCGCATGATGCCGGGTTCGGCAGGCGCGGGCAGGCCAGCCCGGCGCAACACGCCTGGCTACAGCTCCCGCTCCGATGACGGCGGCGACGCGATGAAACCCATCTGAGGTTGAACCATGATGAACGCGACCGAAACGACGCAGGGGACAGCCCCGGCGTCGGAGAAGTCGTATCTGCCGCATGGCGAACTGCGCAAGCACTTCACCGAATGGTGGACGGGCAAGACCGAAGAGCGGAAAGAGGCCGCCACCGCCGAGCAATATTACAACATGGTCCAGTGGACCGCTGACGAACTCAAGGAGCTGAAGCGCCGCAAGCAGCCCGCGTTCACCACGCCGATTTTCCGCCGCAAGGTCGATGGCTTTGTCGGTCTCATCGACCGGATGCGGCAAGACCCGAAAGCCTATCCGCGCTCGCTCAAGCACAACGAAGCCGCCGACCTTTGCACCGCCGCGCTCCGCTACGCCTTGGACGCGCAGATGTGGCCCGACAAGGACAACGAAGTTCTGCTGTCGGCCGCGATCAAGGGCATCGCAGGTGTTGAGCTTTCGCTTGAGCCCGGCGACACCGGCGAGGAAGGCGACTTCGACATCACCGTCAACACGGTGGACCCGGATTATTTCTTCTACGATCCGCGCTCCGAAAAGCCCGACTTCAGCGACGCGCGCTTTATGGGCGTGTCGAAGTGGATGGACTTGGACGCCGCCAAGGAAATGTTCCCTGAAAAGGCGGATGAGATCGAGCTTTCCGGCGGCGCGACGGGTGATGAGTTCGCGACCGAGGAAAACGCCAGGCTGCATTGGGCGAACACCGAACTGAAGCAGGTTCGGATCGTTGAGCATTGGTATCGCCACGAAGGATCGTGGTGCTACGCCATCTACACCGGCCGCACGATCCTTGTCGAAGGCGAAACCTATCTGACGGACGAAAAGGGCCGTCCGATGTGCCGTTACATCATGTTCGGCCCCTACATCGACCACGACCATGATCGGTATAGCTTCTACCGGATGATGAAACCGCTGGTTGACGAGATCAATCAGCGCACGAGCAAGGCGCTTCACCTGCTCAACATGCGCCGCATCATCGCGGACCGCAGCGCCTTCCTTGACGAAGACTTGGAGAAGATGCGCCTTGAGGCCGCCAAGCCCGACGGCATCATCGTTTACAATCCAGGCTCCGAGTTCAAGTTCGACGACGCCGCGTCTCAGGTGGATTTTGCCGGCCAGCTCAACATGCTGACCCGCGCCAAGGAGGATTTGGAGAACATCGGCCCGAACCCGGCGCTTGTCGGCACCGGCGTTGAGAACCGCTCCGGCCGCGCCATCCAGATGATGCAGCAGTCCGGCCTTGCCGAGCTTGGCCCGTTCCTCCGCGTTTACAAGACGTGGAAGCTGCGCGTTTACCGCGCCATCTGGAACATGATCCGCCAGCATTGGACTGGCGAGCGCATGATCCGCGTTTACGGAGAAAACGGTGAAGAAACCGTGATGCCGGTGAACGCCAAGGTCAACCCGCAAACCATGGCCCCCGAAGTCGATCCGATGACGGGCATGCCGAAAATCTTCAACCACGTCGGCGCGCTTGACGTGGAAATCGTGCTCGACGAAGGCCCTGACACCATGACGACCATGGGCGAGGCGCTGGAAACCTTGCAGGCCGCCGCGTCGCAGGGTCAGCAAATCCCGCCTGAAGTCATGTTGGAACTGCTGCCGCTCCCTGAAGCGCAGCGCCGCAAGCTCTTGGGCAAGCTTGAAGCCGCCAAGCAGCCGAACCCGGCCGCTGGCGAGCGTGAAGCGCTTGAACTGGCGCAACTGCGCACGGAGCTTTCCGAAACCAAGGCCAAGGTCATGCTGATCGAGGCGCAGGCGGCGAAAGCCCGCGCTGACGCGCAGGTGGCGCTGGCCGAAACCGAGCACGGAATACGCATGTCGATGATGGGCGCGGACCCCGCCATGCAGGCGAGCGCTCCCGCCGCGCCAGCGCCACCGCCCCAGACCGGGCCTGACATGCAGGTGATCGCGGAAGCCATCGCCATGCAAGGGCAGGCCATCGAAAACGGCATGGCGCAAATGGGCATGGGCTTGCAGGAACTTGCCCGGTCAACCGCCGCGCGGCCGTCCGAAGGCGAAGGGCTGCAAATGGTGCTGACCGAGGTTCTTCGGTCGGCCAACGCGCCCAAGCGCGTGATCCGCGACGCTGGAAACCGCGTTGTCGGCGTCGAAAGCATCGGAGTTTAACGAATGTCCAAGGGCAACACGCTCGAAAACCAGGTTGTCGCGCTGGTGTTCAACGCGACCGCGCTTCCGTGGTCGAACGTCAACCTGTTCGTTGCGCTTCACACTGCCGATCCGGGCGAAGCTGGCGACCAGACGACCAATGAGGCGACGTATACGGGTTATGCCCGTGTTTCTGTCGCACGTGACAGCGGCGGCTGGACGGTTTCGGGCAACAGGGCCTCGAACACCGCCGAAATCACCTTTGCCGAATGCACGGGCGGCTCGAACACGATCACGCATGTCTCTGTCGGGCTGGCGAGTTCGGGCGCAAGCCCGATCCTTTACAAGGGCGCGCTCACGGCGGCGATCAACGTCTCGAACCTGATCACGCCGCGCTTTCCGGCCGACACCTTGCGCGTTGAGGAAGATTGATGTCTCGCACCTTTACGCAGGTTCCGCCCGACAGCACGGGCGACAAGCTGGCGATGCGCTCCTACACGGCCGGCGCGGATGTGCTGCATTCCCAGGGCGTGTATTTCGACGCGCTGCCGACCTACGGGCTTCTGTGCGAAGGCACGACGCTCGCCGCCAACGCATATCACGCCTATCTCCGGAACGACACCGGATCGAACCAGACGCTTTGGTTGCTCGGCTTCTACCTGATTAACACGGGTGTCGCGGCGATCACGGGCGGCGCGGCCCGCTTTGACTTGCGCCGCGTGACCGGCACGCCGACGCAGACTGCGGTGACGCCCTATGCGTTCAACACGGCTGACCCGGCGCTTGCTGGCGTCACGGCCGGCCGCGCTGTCACGGCGGGCCTGACTGACGGCCAGATTTTGCGCCCGATCATGCTGTCATCCGACGAGCAGACGGCCGCCGCGACGAACACTCAGCAGCTTGTGGACGCGATCAACCACCTTGGCGTCGCGCATCCCCACATGCGCCCCAAGGCGTTGCGCCCCGGCGAAGCTGTCGCGCTGAAGCAGGTGACGGCGGTAACGGTCGGTTCGATTGCGGTTCTGGTTCACTTCGCGCTTGAGCCCGATTGATGCCTCTCGCATCGTGGTATTCGCTGCATTTCTACGGCGAGGCGGCGGCTGCTGCGGTCTTGCAGGCGACGGCGAGCGCTGCCCCGACGCTTTCGGCCCGTGCAAGAGCTGGCGCGACCACATCGGGCGGCGCGGCGATCACGCTGGCCAAGCCGACAAGGCTTGTTAACCGGCCGGCGACGCTCACGGGCGTTGCGGCGGTCACGCAGGCCCTGCCCAAGGCGCGGGCGCGGCCAACGGCGACGATCAGGGTCAATACGCTTGGCCAGGATGACGTGACCGGCGCGGTGCTTGAGGCGTTCGTTGAGCCGGGCGTCACGCTGAAGCAGGCGATGCGTCTGGTTCTGGCGGCTCAGACTGGCAAGGTTTCGGTTGCGGGCTCGACTGTCGCGATCCGCAACGTGAACGACACAAAAACGCGGATCACCGCGACCACGGACACGAACGGTCAGCGAACCGCCGTCACCGTGGACGCATCCGATGGCTGACTTCTGGGCTAACCGATACTGGAACGGCTCCTATTGGGCCGAACGCTACTGGGGACCATCCGAACCGGGCGGCGCATCCTTCGCGGACATGGCCGCAACCCTGTCAGGGGCCGCGACTGTCACCGCGACGGCGAGCGCGACGCAGGAAACGCCGCAACCACGTCCGCAAATCCCGACCGGGAGCGGCTGGACGGAATATTACCGGCGTCAGCAGCGCCGCAAGCGCGAGATCGAGCAAGCCAGGGCCGCCGTCAAGCGCGTGCAGCGCGATGTGGTCGCGGGCCGCGATCATGCCGCACGCCGCGCGCTGGAGAGCCTGCAACGCACGGCCGAACGGGCTGAAGCGCGGGAGTTTGACGAAGCCGACGCCTTCCGCAGGCAGATCGCCGAACACTGGCGCTTGCTGGCTGGCTATCTTGAGGCCGCCGCTGAAACCAGACGCCGCGCCGACATGGCTGCGGTCCTGCAAGAGATTGACCGGCTTGAGCGCGCCGCATTCGAGGAAGCGGAGCGCGCCAGACTGGAATTTGAGGCTGATGAGGAAGAGGCGCTGGCGTTGCTGCTGGCCGCCTGATCCGGCCTTCCGAGATCGTCCGCGCCGACGAAACAGGCGCAAACCTACCCGTATCGCCCCGACGAAACAGGGGCTTCGTGTGATCGGCCGACGAAACGCGCCGAAAGGGTGAAGCATGACAGAAGGTGATCTTGATAGCTCCGACATGTTCGCAGCGGCCATCGCGGATGATACCGCGCCGGTCAGTGAAGCGCCCGCAGCAGAAGCGAAGCCGCCAGCCGACACCGGCCCGGCCCGCGACGAAACCGGGAAGTTCACCAAGCGAGCAGACGAAGCCCCCGAAACCGTAGAGACGCCGGCCGGCGAAGGCGACAAGCCCGAACCCGCCATCCCGTCCTACCGTGCAAGGGAACTCCGGGAAGAACGCGACCGCTACATGCGGGAAGCCGCCGAAGCCCGCGCGCAGATGCAGCAGTTGATGGCGATGCAACAGCGCCAGATGCAGCCGCAACAGCCCGCGCCGCCTCCCGCCCCGGATATCTGGGATGATCCCGACAAGTGGTATGACACGCGCCTTGATACCCGTCTGACGCCTCTCCAAAAGGAGGTGCAGAAGATCAAGGAGCAGATTTCAGTCCGCTTTGCCGAGCAGAAGTTTGGACCCGAAAAGGTTCAGGCTGCTTACAACGCGCTCAAGGGCGCGCTTGATGGTGGATCACCCCAAGCTCAAGACTTCCTGAAGCGTCTTCGCAACGAGTCAGAAGACCCCTACGGCGAGCTTGTCGAATGGCACAACCGTTCAACGACCTTGCGCGAAGTCGGTGACGTTGAAGCCTTCAAGGCCAAGCTGCGCGCCGAAATCGAGGCCGAATACGCGGCGAAATACGGCAACGGCGGCGCATCCGCCGCGAAGCCGGGCGTCGTGGTTCCGCCATCCCTCAACCGCGCCACCGCAAGCGGATCAGCCCCGGTGAGCGAGGAACAAGCCGACCAGTCGATGTTCGCATACGCGATTGGTCGATAGTCACGCCGCACGAAAGCCCGGACGTTTCAAAGCAACCCGCCCTGACAGGCGGGTTTTTTGTTGTCCGGGCCATGGCGGCGCTCCCAACCCTGAAAAGGATACGCAGTCATGGCAATGACCTCTGTTGAGAACAACAACAAGCTTCTTCAGTATGAGCGCGAACTCAACCGCGAGTTTGTGCGCGAGAACCTGTTTTCGCCCTACATGGGCGAGAGCATCAACTCGATTATCCGCATCAACCACAAGCTGAAGGCGGGCGGCGAGCAGATCAACATTCCCCTCGTCGAACGCCTCAAGGCGCGCGGCGTCGGCTCCGGCACGCTCACCGGCAACGAGGAGAAGATCGACAACTACGGGATGCGCGTCTGGGTGGACTGGCTCCGCCACGCCGTGCAGACCAACAAGGCCGAGAAGCAGAAGGACAGCGCCGACGTGTTCGGCATCGCCAAGCCGCTTCTGTCGGACTACGTGAAGGAAGTGACGCGCGACGAGGTGATCGAGGCGCTCATGGCCCTTCCGTCCGAAGCCGCTCCGGCTGGTCTTGGTTCGGAGATCGGTGATCGCGTCAACGGCATTCGCTATGAGAAGGCGACGGCCGCGCAGCGCAACGCTTGGAATGCTGCTTCCTTCGACCGCGTGCTCTACGGCAACGCGCGTTCCAACTACAACGCTACCCACGCCACCGCGCTGGCGAACTGCGACACGACCAACGATACGTTCGTGCCGCGCTCGCTCTCGCTGCTGAAGCGCATCGCCCGGTCTGCCTCGCCTTCGATCCGTCCCTACAAGGTTACGGACGGTCGCGAGTATTTCGTGGCGTTCGCCGGCATGTTCACCTTCCGCGACATGAAGATTGCGCTGGAAACCGTGAACAAGGACGCGCGCCCGCGTGAGGCTGGCGGCATGGAGAAGAACCCCATCTTCCAGGATGGCGATCTGATCTATGACGGCGTGATCATCCGCGAAATCCCGGAGATCACCGGCTACGTGGACAACGTGTGGACCTCGCTCAAGACCGCTGGCGCGTCCAGCGCTCGCGTTGAGCCCGTGTTCCTGTGCGGTCAGCAGGCGGTGACTGTCGCCTACGGCCAGATGGCCAAGGCCACCTTCCGCAAGGAAGATGACTACGGCTTCATCACCGGAACCGGCATCGAAGCCTGCTACGGCGTGGCCAAGATGTTCAAGCGTCCGCAGTCCGGCACCGACCTCAAGCAGTGGGGCGTCGCCACCGGCTTCTTCGCCACCACCACTGACTGATCATGACGGGCTGGGTTAGCGCCCGGACCGCTCACATCGCCCCACACATCGAAGGATTTTCCCCATGCCCAACACTGGCATTCCGGCCCGTGATATCAATTACGGCGTCGTTCAGTATCTCTCCGTTCCGATCACCTTCGCCGACAACGGCGTCGCCAAGCAGCTCGGCACTCTCCCGGCCAAGGCGGTTGTGATCCAGGCTGGCGTTCTGGTGACGACCGCGTTCAACGCGGGCACGACCAACGTCGTGGACCTCGGCACCGGCGCGGACGATGACGGTTTCGCGACCGACCTTGCGCTCGGCACGGTCGGGCTGATCGCGGCTGACGAACTCGCCACGTCGAATGACCTCTATTCGACGAACGAGGTTCCGATCACCGCGACCGTCTCGCTTGCCGGCACGGCCGCCACGGCCGGCGCTGGCATCGCCTTCGTCACCTACATCGTCAACCGCTGATAACCGGCGCTCGCTCCCAAGCGGGCGCCGACACATGAGGCAGGCCCATGGCTGACAAAACCCGTGCTGATCTGATCAACCGGGCGCTGTCCGTCATGGGCGCTGTCGGCGCTGGACAAGTCGCCAGCGCCAACGATTACGCGCTCATGGATGCGCTGCTTGAACCGCTTCTGGCGGAACTCGACTTGCGCGGCGTTGTCTATGTCGCGGACCCCAATATCATCGACGCGCCGTTTTTCGAGCACCTTGCCCGGCTTCTGGCGGCGCGCGGCGCGATTGACTTCGGGTTCAATCCAGACCCGGCGCAAGTCGCCGTCTCCGAACAGGCATTGCGCCGGATGCAGCCGATCCAGTGGATCGAGAAGCGCGGCGAAGCGACCTACTTCTGATGCAAGTCCCGTTCCCGGTTTCCAGCCTTCCCGGCCAGCGCCCCGGTGAAGGACAGGGGAGGCTTGTCAACGCCTATTGCGAGCAGGACGCGGGCGCGGACGTTTGGCGTCCGGTTCCGGGCCTGACCGAGTTCATCGACACCACGCGGTCATCCCCGCGCGGGTTCTTCGACGTTGATGGCGTCCTGTATGCCGCCTATGCCGGGCAGGTTGTCCGCATCAGCACGGGCGGCGTTGTCACGGCGCTGACTGGCGCGCTGACCGGCACAACGCCTGTCATGTGGGCGCGCAACCGCAAGGCTCCGACGCCTGACGTGGTTGTGGTATCTGACGCCGGCGCGTTCACGGTCACGGCATCGGCCGTCACCAGCTTTGCCGACCCTGACTTGCCCGTGGTCAACGGCGTTGTCGCCTTTGAAGGC